CGCATCGCTGAACATCCGGCACCCCCTACCCTCTCAACAGCTCCCCATGGTCCGCTTTATTGGAGACGACGACTCCGCGACCCGCTGGCATATCGGACAACCTCAGCAGCCGGTTCGGCTGAGCGGTCAGCCGCTGTTTCGAGTGCGTTCAGTTTCCTATGAGGCAGGGGGCCTGGCCACTTTGGTTCTGGAGAATGGGTTCATGAGCGTTACCGCAGAGAGGGTTTCGCTTGCAACCTGCGATTGGCTGCGGTCCCGAGGGCCTGAGCAGCACATCACACTCGGACAGCTCTACAGCCCGGTGCCTAAGAAACAAGCAGAGCCATCGCTGCCGCTCACGCCGGAGATGCTCGGCGACTATCTCAACACCGACGAGCTGGCCCACGCAGCATTCAGATCTGGGATGTCACAGGCCGATCTCATTCAGCTATTGCTGAGTAGCCGGGCAGCACTGCTCGACAGCCTGAAACAGGTTCTACTCGCCAATCCGCCCTCAGTGGTGTTCCCAGCCCCTGCCCTTGAGAGCAGCAGCTGATCACACCTCCAGCTCCGCCACCTCAATAACCATGGCCTCGTAAGCCTCGCGAGCGGCTGCATTGATCCAGCCCCTGGAAGGGGTCCAGACCGGATCCCCCGATGGCCAGGGCCTAGCGCCACCGTTGGCGGGGTTGTTCTGGGTGTTGAGCCTTGGAGTGGTGGCCGGCAGGGCCGTGCGCTCCATCAGGGGGTAGTCCCTAGGCCCCCGGGGCTCGCCGGTGCCGCCGATCGGCCGGTAGGGCCTGATGCCGTTGGCCTGCTCGAACTTCTCGCGGGTCGCCGCGGCCAGGGCCTGCTGCTGCGCCTCCCAACGCTCCTCACGGCTGGTGGCCAGCTGGTTCTGGATCACCAGCGCCTCCAAGGTGATCGGCGAGAGGCCGCATCGGCAGTTCGGATGGATGGGGGTCTTCACGCTGCCGGCGTAGTAGAGGCAGCCCATCCGGGGGGCGCAGAACTCGCAGACCCGATCGTCGGCGGTGGCCACGTACCGCACGAACCCAACGCCGATGCGGCTGAAGGTGCGCTCTCTGGCCTCGCCGGCGGCGATGTGGGTTTCGGTGCGGGCCACGGTCTCGGCCCGGTTCCTGAAAGCGTCGTTGATGTGGGGAAGGCGGGCCTTGAGGTTGCGGGCCAGGGCGCGGCTGTCGACGCCGGTGGCCATCTGGGCAGCGGTCTCGAACTGCACGGCATCGCCCCAGTCGCGCCACCAGCGGAAGAAATAATCCTTTGATGCCCAGACCCGATCGGAGGTGGCGGCGTTGCGCTGGCGGCGGTAGTTGGCGCTGAGGGTCCTGAAGTCCCGCTCAGAGGCAGCGATGACGGCCCCCAGGTTCAGAAGCCTGGTGAAGCTCTGCCCCTCCTGGTAGGGGCTGCCCGGGGCCGGTGCATCCGTGGGGGCCGGTGGTGCCGCCGGTGGCAGCTGGGGATCCTGCAGCGACGGGTGGCGGCTGCTGAGCACGGCGGCCGGGGGAAGCATGTCCCGCGACAGCTCGAGGGCGTACTCAGTCCCCAGATCCTGGGCCCGGTTGTAGAGCTCCGTGAGCTCACGGTTCAGTGCTGCATTGGCTGCCCGATCGGCCGGGAAGCGGTTGATGATCACCTGCAAGTCCTGGGCCAGCTGGCCCTGCAGGTAGAGGCTGGCCTGGTTCTTCTCCAACGGGGTGATCGGCACCGGGCCATCCGGGGTGGAGCCCAGGAAGGCGCCGGGGGTGGTGGCCGGGTCGTAGTCGGGCTGCGCTTCGATCCGCTCCAAACGATCCATCAGGCTGCGGATGGTGCGGCGCAGGGCCTCATCGAAGATCCCCCGGAGCTTGCGCAGCTGCTGGTCCTCCAGGCCCCGCAGCTCCTGGTCGAGCTGCTCGATCAGATCGATCGAGCGGTCAGCCATTCAGGGGGGTGCAGCTTGCCCGCAGGGCGTCGAGGCGGGCCTGGATGCTGTCGGCATTCCGGCGGAGTCGCTTGCGGATTGTGCTTGCCTGCTTCACCAAAGAACGATCAGCAAGCCCCTTACCCATCACCACATAGGGCTGGTGCTTGGTAACGTCTTTCCCTAGTCGTCGTGCGCCACCACTTTCGACAATCTGACGATTTTCGTAAGTATAAGGGTCGCCTACGCTGACCTTTTGCTTTGGCAGACGATGAACTAGCACGGCCGGCCCTTTGTTGCTCGCAGGGAATTGTTCCCCATAGCGGTCCTTGCCGCCTGCTGATCGCCATTGCGCATATTCCTTGGCGGCCTTTCTGTTGGTAGTCGTATAGACACCAGCACCATAAGTGCCGTACTTGGTTTCCTTGTATCCGCTCTCTCTGATGGCCTGTGCGGCCTCCTGGCTGGTGCCGTGGTAAGCGAGTTTGAAGGCTAGCCGCTGTGGGACATTGGCATTGGCGCCCCCTCTGACAGCAAGGCCGCCTTCCTTCCCCGCCGCCAGGGCGAGGATCCGCTTCATCTTCTGCTGGCCGGGCCCTGCACCGGGGGATTTGCGGCACTGCTTGCTCATCGAGATGCAGCTGGCCCCGCAGCTGTAGCCCGTGGCGCATTTCCGCTTCACAGCGTCGCTCCGTTGCTGGAGCTTCGTCGCATGAGCTTGGTGTTCGGTGGCAGCGGCCTGGTAGGCCTCCTGGATCAGCCGCTGGATCCGATCCTCCCGGCTGTCCCGGCGGTTGCTGGCTCCTGGGAAGTCATCCTTCTTGATCTGGGCCAGCAGGGCATCAAACATGGGCTCCATCGCCTCGGCCTGTTTCCTGGTGGGCCAGAGGCCATCACCGAGGCGCCGCTCTGCTGCATTGCCCTTCTTCATCCCAGAGTCATCAAACTCTCTGGTGAGATAGGTGTTGGATCTGCCAGCCTTCTCCAGCTTCAGTGAGACGTGGGCCTCGAACGACCGGGCAAACATTTCCACATCACTCAGCCAATACTCCTCACTGAGCTGGCCCCCGGCCTTTTTGACCTCGCGAATTGAGTCATACACCTGTCGCGTGAAGCCGCTTGTCGTCCAGGCGCTCTTCACCTCGTTCATTGCGGCACGCTTTTCTGGCGCACCACTGTTTTGCGACAGGAAGCTTCCCCCGCCGGCGGCGTAGTTGTCCAGGGCGTGGCCCCATTCGTGGGACAGGCTGCCGACGCCTTTTTTGCGGGTGAGGTTGATCACCTTCATGGTTGGCTCATAGTGCGCAACGGCGCCGCCGCGGCCCCTTGCGCCGATGGCCAGGCCAAGGGTTCCGTTCAAGCCAATGGCGCTGTCAGGCAGGCCTGTGGCATCTGCCAGGTCCACCAGGGCCTCAGCCGCCTTTTGTACGTGGTGCTTTCGCTCGTCGTCTGTGACTGAGTTGCCGTACTGGAGACCCCGGAACCCGAGGCCTTTCACGATCGCGTCGGTTGCCGCGTCAGGGGTGCCTCCCACATTGCGGCCGCCCATGCGCCGTGCATGGCCGACGTAGTGGTCAGCAGAGTTGAATCGCCACTTGCCGTTGCCTTGCTGGCCAAAGGCCGCGGCCATGCTGGAGCCTTCCATGATCTTGGTGCCTGCATCCAAGGCTCGCTCCATGGTCGGCCTGGCTTCGACCATTTGCCCTTCTTTCTTTAGGGCGACAGCGAACGCATTCATCTGCCCAAGGACACTTGTAGTGCCTCTTTGATACATGCGCCTTTGCATGGAGATTAGTATATTGGCGGTCGGGTTGTAGGGGTCTCTATAGGTGCGGAAATATCCGGTGCCTTCCTGTCCTCGAATCTCTGAGATCAGGTCTGATAGTTTCCTTTGTACTAGTTTTCTCAGCTCGCCTGGTTCTAAGTCTTTGCCATCGTCGACGACATTGCGGAGGGACTGGAAAGCATCGAAGTATTGTTTCCGAACGGTTTTTGCATCTACTCCTTTTTCTGTGGAGGGCCTGCCGAAGTTGTCCCTGGCCGTGGCCTCGCGCCGCTCCTGCGCTTTGACGTAAGAATCCACATCCTTGGGCGAGAGGTTAGGGAAGGCCTTGAGGCTGAAATGGGCCTCCAGCCGAGACAGGATGTTGCTTTCGCTGGCACCGCTGATCAGGTCGGTGGGGAAGTTCTTCATCAGGTTGTCCCTGGTGAGAACCTTCTCCACCTGGCCGCTGGCTTCGGCCTCTTCGATGGTGCGGAAGGCGTTGCGCCTGTGGCGGGCGGAGTCGCCGATGTCCTCTCCTGCGTTGCCCACGGCCGAGGCCCGAGCGAACTTGTAGTCGGGGTCGCCTTCCTTGGCTGCCCGATCGGCTTCCCCCCGGGGCGTGCCGGCTGGGGCCATGCCGGTGCCGGTGCTGGAAGGGGGCGTGGCTGCCTTGGCTGCTGCGGCCTCAGCCGCTTGCTTCTCTGCTGCTGCCTGGGCCTTCTCAGCGGCCACCTGCTGGCGCCCGCTGCGGAGCTGGTCCGCCTTCTCCCCCCGGCGAGTGGCGATCGCCCCGGCCAGCTCACCGGCCTCCTTCTGCCGCACCTGTGCAATCCCCCGCTGAGAGGAGGCCCCGCCGGCGGCAAGCGCAAGCAAGCGCTTCATGCGCTCCTTCCCGATCGCCGTTCGGGGCGTGGTGCGGCATTCCTTCCGCAAGCTGATGCAGGCGCTGCCGCACCCATAGCCGGTGCTGCACTTCTTCCGCAGGGCGTCGATCCGGTGCTGCAGCAAAACCGCCAGGCTCATTTCAGGGATACCTCGGGGGTGGCAGTGGTTCACGGCGCCCCTGCCCACAAGGATGTAGAGGCGGCTTTGTGCCTATTCGGATCCGCGCCCAGCAGCTCCACCAACGAGGGAACCAGGAGCGGCCGAAGTGCTCCAGCTTGTCGGGGGGGGCCTGCTCCAGCCACTGCTCGAACATCGCGAAGGAGGTCCCTTCCGGATCCCCAGGCCTGAAGTTGTCGGTGTGCAGGATCGTCATCAGGTGTCCCCAGCAAGGTAGGCATCGCACACGGCCCCCATTGCCACCAGGTCGATGCCATGGATCCGGCGGATGGTGGGCTCGGCGCCGATGGCATCACGGATTCCCCGCTGGTGCTGGTGCCCCATGGCCAGCAGGTAGGCGCCGCTGCTGGGCTCGAACACCTCCCAGGCGCCGCTCAGATCAGGACCCACCGCCACGGGATAGGGGAGGGTCTGGCCGTAGGGGCCCATCAGGCGGCCGATGCCGGGGCCATCCATGCGGATCGACACCCCGAAGATCTGATGGATCTGGCCGGCGGCATCGCTGCGGGGCTTTTCATCCCGTCGGCGCTTGCGGCGGCCACGGTGCTCGGTGATCTGCTCGGCTAGGGCCTGGGCCCGCTCTTCGCAGGCATCACAGCAGGGCTCATTGGCGGCATCGTTGCGGGGCGGCGTCTGGGGCGGCGCGGCGCCCTCCAGCCCAGCATCACCGCCTGTGGCCGGAGCCTCCCCAGGGGCCGCCGCAGGATCGCCCTCGAGGCTGCCGCCGAACTCCACCGCCTCCGGCTGCTTCGGCTGCGGGATGGATCCATCGGCCTCCCGATTCAGCAGGGTGGTGTCCACGCTGAAGCGGGGCTTCCCGAAGCGGGCCAGGGCCACCTCGTTGGGCTGCAGCACACCGGCCTGGATGTACTGGGCGTCGGCTGTGGCGACCTTCGACCGCAGCTCAGCCTGTTCGTCTTCCGTGGGGGTGTAGGTGGGCCGGAAGGTGATCTCCCAGTCGTCGGGGGGCTTCTGGCCTTTCCATGGGCCTTCGGCGCAGGCCATCACCAGCTCGTAAACCCGCCGCAGGGGCTCTTTGAGGTGCTGGGCTTGCCAGTCGGCCACCTCGTTCCCAAAAGCGGCCTGCTCACTGCGGCCGTCGGCACCCAGCCCGGAAGGAGACTCACCCCATAGCAGGGTGTGAGGCAGGCCTGAGGCGCCGGTGATCTCGCTTTTGAGGTTGGCGATGATGTCGGCGATGCCGGCTGCCGAGCGGTTGAGGTTGGTGAGCTCCTCGCCGTCGCTCAGGAGGTAGGCGCCGATGGTGCTGCGGGCCATGGCGTTGGCCTGCAGGCGCTGGCGCAGCTTGTCTTCCCCCCCGGCCGCGAGCATGTTGGCCAGCCCCGGCAGCTTGTGCACCACCAGGTCGAAGTCGTGGAGGATGTCGGCAGCCGATTGCTGGCCGGTCTCCCAGCGTTTGAAGACATCCCAGACCAGGTCGACCACCGACACCCCCCACCACTGCCGCTCCTGCTGTGACCGCCAGGAGCAGGGGAGTCCCTCGATGCGGATCACCCGGCTGCTGTGGATCTCAATTTGGGTGGCTTCGGTGAGGCCCAGGCCAGCACTGGTCACCATCTTGCTGCCGGCCTGATCGTTGAGCTTCTGCAGGTCCCGATCGGCCTGAGTCCAGAACCAATAGCTTTCCGGCTCGCCGATGCCGGACCAGCCGGCGGCGGGGTAGAGGCGCCAACGATCGATCGGGTAGAAGCCGTGGATGGTCCGCAGCCGCTTGAGGTTCAGAGGCTTATCAATCGGCGTGCGGTCGTCGGCGATCAGCACCAGGGCGCCACCGCCATAGAGGCGGCTGTAGGTGGCTGCCGCGGCCAGGCCCGGGCGGAGGTGCAGCTTTTCGGTCCAGCCAACGACGTCATCGAGCTGGGCCTTCATGCGGCTGGAGGTTTCATCCCCCACCGACAGGTCCCAGCCGCTGCGGGTGCCCTGCTGGGGGAGTTTCTCCACGATCCGGCGGATCAGCCAGCTCTGCTCATAGAGGGCATCAACAGCAGATTCAGAGAGAATCCGGGAGCGCTTGACGCCGATCGCTTCGTTTCGGTCCTTCGCGGTGCCCAGACCGGTGAGGACGTTGATCAGGGCGCCATCCAGCCGCCACTCAGGTCGGGAATCAGCGGAGCTCAGAAAACCAATCGACACGGGCCAGTGCGCTTAGGCCCAGGGTAGGCCTGGCGAGTTGGCTATATCACTGGCCAACGACGTTACGCGCCATAGGCTGGGGCCGAACATCAGCCCTAGTCCATTGGGCGCCCCGCTCGATTCGCTGCTCGGTTCGTATGCGCGGCTGCCCATCCCCTCCAGGGAGGAGCAGGTGTTGCTGGGTCGGGCCATTCGGAAGTGGCTGGACTGGGATCCGGCACCTGAGGAGGCACCGCCGGGGGTGCAGCGGGCCGGCCGGCGGGCGCGGGATCGGATGGTGGCCCGCAACATGCTGCTGGTGGCGACACAGGCCCGCTCGTTTTCGGTGTCCTCGGTGGTGGCCCTGGAGCCGCAGGACCTGATCCAGGAGGGTGCGATCGGGCTCACCAGGGCGGCGGAGAAATACGACCCCACGCGGGGCTTCAGTTTCGCGACCTATGCGGTTCCGTGGATCCGGCAGTCGATGACCCGGCTGGTGCACACCTCCGGATCGATTCGACTCCCAGTGAAGCGGGCATCGAAGATGAACCAGCTGCGCCAATGGGTGGAGGCCTTCACAGCCCGTGAGGGCCGATCTCCGACGGATCAGGAGGCGATGGAGGGGATGGAGATCAGCGCCGCCGACCTGCTGATCCTGCGGCAGGCTGCCGCCGTGCGGCAGGTGGTTTCGCTCGATTCCCTGATGAACGATGGCGAGGGGGATGCCTACATCACCACCGTGGCGGACACAACGACAACAGCGGACACCACGACCAAACAGCGTGCCCAAGTGCTGGAGGCGCTAGAACCCTGGCCTGATCTGCAGGAGATCATGGGCCGCCGGCTGGCCGGGCACACCTGCCAAGAGGCTGGCCTAGCGATGGGCATCACCCGGTTGGCTGCCGAACGGCTGTGGGAGCGAGCGCTGGCAATGGCGAAGCACCTGATGGCCACCGATCAACAGCACGGCGGGGGCCAGGTGGAGCTGCTGGTGACCGAGATAGAGATCGAGCAGCAGCTGCTCCTTTTCCCACTGGCCGCGTAGCACTGGTGTTCCAGTCGGGAGTAAGTTCGTTGCGATGTAACGACGTTGTGAGTCCATGGCGGAAACGGCCAACGGCCCTGGCCCTGCAGGCGAGATCCAGACCGAGCGCGGGCTGAGCGAATCACAGCAGCTCACGCTGAATGCCGTGAGGCAGTACATCGATCAGCACGGCATCTCGCCGAGCTTCCGCGACGTGATGGTGGTGCGGCAGCTGGCCAGCACCAGCACAATCCAGGCCCATTTCAAGCACCTCCAGGCAGCCGGGGCCATTGATGTGCGCGATGGCGTCCCGCGGTCGGTGCGGGTGCTGTGGCCCCGGCCGAAGCGTCGGAGGGGCGGTTGATGGGCTGGGCTGTCGGCGAAAACGCACAAGGCCGCGACGTCGGCTATGGCGTCCCATCAGTGTGCGACCATCCCGATTGCTCAGCGCCCATCGATCGCGGGCTCTCCCACGTCTGCGGAGGGATGCACGATGGCGACGAGCATGGCTGCGGCCGATACTTCTGCGATCAGCATATGCACAGGGGCTGTCGAGAAGATTCATCGGGCGAAGAAGAGTGGGTGAACCTGTGCGAACGCTGCACAGCGGGACAGTCGCCCTTCAAGCCGAAGCCGGACACGCCGGAATGGCTGAACTTGAAGCTCACAGACGAAAGCTGGCAGCGCTGGCGTGAAGAAAACCCTGATGCAGTTGCTGAAATCCGCCGGAGGGCTGCCTGAGATGGGATGGGGCCATTGGCGGGTGCCTGAGCTCACCGAAGAGGTTGAGTTTCGGCTCAAGGTGCAGGAACTTGTGGTGCGAAGGACGTTCAGGCGCAATCCTGAGGCCGTGCTGCACCAGGCACTGCTGCTGGCCCGGGACAAGGCAATTCTTGAACGAACCGTGGAGAAAGCCCACCGGCGAATCATGGAGCTGGAGGTGGAAGCCGCTCTGGGTCCAGCAGGAGGGCGCAGCGAGGAGGGGCAAGCAAAGCGCGCCTGGCGGCGTTGTTTGCCCTGGTGGTGCCGGTGGTCTTGACCGGTTGCCGGCTGCTAATGGGGGACTGCCTTGACGTGCTGCGCACCATGCCTGATTGCAGCGTGGATGCGGTGGTGACGGATCCGCCCTATGGCCTGGCCTTCATGGGCAAGCGGTGGGATTACGACGTGCCCAGCGTGGCGATCTGGGCCGAGTGCCTCCGGGTGCTCAAGCCTGGCGGGCATCTGCTGGCCTTTGCCGGCACCCGCACCCAGCACCGGATGGCGGTACGGATTGAGGATGCGGGTTTTGAGATCCGGGACATGATCGCCTGGGTCTACGGGTCGGGGTTCCCGAAGTCGCTGGACGTGAGCAAGGCGATTGATAAGGCGGCAGGGGCTGAGCGGGAGGTGGTGGGGAGACGCAAGCTCACAGGAACGGCGCGAATCATTGGGGGGCAAGGTGGAGCCACAGCCGGCCGGTCAGCTGACGCCTACGCCGAAGGCGAAACACGCGACGAGTTGAGCATCACCGCCCCCGCCACCCCCGAAGCCCAGCAGTGGTCCGGCTGGGGCACCGCGTTAAAGCCCGCCCTAGAGCCGATCACCATGGCCCGCAAGCCGCTGACCGGCACCGTGGCCGCGAACGTGCTGGAGCACGGCACCGGGGCGCTCAATGTGGATGGGTGCAGGGTGGGCGCGGAAGCGCGGCCCGTGATGGTGCGGACTGAAACCGTAGTGTCTGCAACGGCATCGAGCGGACAAAGTACTGGGGCCACTTCAAGCGGTGAGCAGACCACTGCTGGCCGCTGGCCCGCCAACCTGATCCATTCGGGTGAAGGCGAAGTGGTGGGGTTGTTCCCGCAGACCACCAGCGGAGCCAATCCAACTCGAAGGGGCGGCATGGGCTACCACGGCGCAGAGGGCCAACAGCAGTGCCATGCCCCACGCGGCCAAGACACCGGCAGCGCCGCCCGTTTTTTTTACTGCCCGAAGGCCGACAGCTCAGAGCGTCAGGGCGTGACCCATCCCACAGTCAAGCCGCTGGACCTGATGGCCTACCTCTGCCGGCTGGTCACCCCACCGGGTGGCGTTGTGCTGGATCCGTTTATGGGCAGCGGCACCACCATCAAGGCCGCTCTTGCCGAGGGATTCCAGGGCATCGGCATCGAGCGGGATCCGGTCTACTTCACCATGGCCGAGCACCGGATCAACGGTGCACAGCTGGGGCTGATTCTGTGATCCAGCCCGCCTACCTGGCGCAGCTGCGGCGCGAGCTGCGCGCCGAGCTGGTGATCACGCTGGTGCAGATCGAGCAGCTGGTGCCAGGGTGGTGGTGCAGCCTGAGCGATCTGGCGGAGCAGCTGGGCACCGATCGAGACAGCTTGAACCGCAACATCTTGAAGCTGGCGGCCCTGGGCCTGCTGCGCAGGGTGAGCAGGGGCAACAGCGGCGGCACCTGGATCTGGTGGGTGAAACGCTCCGCCGATGACCAGCCCAACCACCTCGATGCGCCCAGGTGGCGGCTGAGGGATCAAGTGGGTGGGCGGGCGCAGGAGATCATCGTCGGCCAGGAGCGGGCCTTCGCTTCAGCCAAGGGGATCCCGTTCAACACGGTGAGGGACTTCTTGGCTGGCCACCGGCCGCTGCTGGCGAAGCGGTGGAAACTGGTCAGCTCCCCCCTGCAGCTCGCCGACGAGAGCGAGCAACTCGCTGCCTGAGGTCTTCCCGACCGGCAGGCGTAGCGGCCCAGCAGCGGGAGCAAAGGCCATCACGGCCCGCACCACGGATCAGCCGGCTGCAGGTGGGGCCCACCAAGCTCCAGCCCGGCGAGGATCGCGGCGGCAGCCGTGGTGGCCTCCAGCTGGTGTGTGGTGCGGCTGTTGCCGGTCGTGGTTGTCACCTGCCAGGGCCGGGGCCGCAGGAAGTGTCTGTCCTGCGGGAAAGCCAGGGGGAATGAGGCAAACCGTCTCGTCATTAGGTACTGATGTTCTGAACTCACACCATCTTGACCCATTCGGCCATCATCGGTCGAGTCCGGGCGCCTGCTTCACACGCTGCAGCAAGGCTCATCACGGCGTCGTCGTGGCAGCCGGCCGCGGCCTCGCGGGTGCCGTCGGCCCCCTGGCGGAAGGTGCGCATCTGGGTGCCGTAGATGTCGTCCGGGGGGATCCCCAGCTCGCCTTGCTCCAGCAGCAGGAGCAGGCGGTCGGTCATGCGGATCTTCGAGGGCTTGGAGGTGGCGAACTCTTCGATCGGCACTCCGGGCCGGAGGATCGAAAGGGCTTCGCCAACGTTGGCCCCGACGCCGTTGTTCTCGATCGCCACCATCTCGGGGCTGTACTCGTCGATCAGGCGGGCGGTGCGCTGCAGGCCGTAGTCGCGGCTGCGCCGGGCGTCGTTGAAACGGGCCACCACCT